AATTGATATAGATCTGCGTAACCATCACCTGTGATAGTTACACCAATGTTAATGTATCCTGTACCTCTGTTACTAAATTCAATCTGTCCTACAGTACCATTTGCCATTCGAACATCATATGTAACAGCCTTTGAAATATCCGGATCAATAATAGTTAGATTCGGTGGATTAGTTCCGTAACCCGAACCTGGTTCTTGGATCAAGAAACTTTGTATTCTTCCGGTGCCAATTACAGGTGTTGCTCTTGTTGTAGCACCACAAGTAATATATTCAATTGATGAAACTGAATCGTCAGTGAACGGATAAAACACCGGACCGTCTTGCGTCCAACCATGCCCCATACCTGTAAACGTTCCGCTTAGTGCAATTCTGTCAGACCAATAAACACCATCGTCTGACTGGATAACACTTCCACTTTCAGTTACACCTAAGAAAGTACCTTGAGCATAGTTAATGTAAACATTGTCTGCAACGTTTGTATCAGATCCTGGAAGCCAAGTTGTATTACCACTTGCTGTTGAGGAATCAGTAAAACTGTAGAAAAATTTATTGTTTACAGTTGAAATATCATTTGGAGAGTCATAACAAGATGCTACAAAGCGTCCATTACCAAAACATAAATCACAAACATCGTGTTGTACATCACCAATGTTAGTTCCTGCTGTCCAAGTGTTACCATTGTCGATACTTTCCCAAGTATCTCCCGACTCGTTAGCAACTACCCATTTGTTATTACCAAATGCAATAAACTGTGCATTACTTACGCCTGCATTAACTGTGTTCCAACTCGATCCACCGTTTGTTGTAACATAAACATTTGATGTTCCTGAAGCAATAGCAATGTTAGTACTTGTATCATCGTGTGCTTTACCGTATGCAACTTTTGTAAATGTTAAACCTTCACCTAACAAGTTAGCACCAGCATCTCCCCAGTTTGTTGCATCTCCTGAAATTTTAATTCTACCGTTGCCGTCGATTGCCATAAATCCTGTTGCTGTTGGAGCAACCGAAACATAATTTAAATCTGTATAGTTACTTGCATTAGTAAATTGTGTTCCGTCTGTGCTATAAGAAATAGTATTTGTACCTACAACAACTGAATATGTAGTACCATTTACTGTTTGATATGCTGTGTCTTTGATATTACTTCCTACATCTAGTGAAGCACTGTTTTGTGTAAATGACGGAGAGTCAAATACTAATCTTGGAGTAATTTCGTAACGTGTAGTTTCATCTAGTACAGTAGCAATAGGTTCTCCTGGCAAATAATGTTGCCAGCCAGGCTCGCCGTCAATTGGTCTTGCGACTGTTACGGTTTTATCACCTGTTGTTCTTCCTGTGACCTCGAATGTAATAGGGTTACCTGAGTTTCCAACCTGTGTAGGTAAAACTGTTATAATATCGCCTTCGTTGTTAAACTTACCCGGGGCAGTAATAACTGCTGTTGCGGCACCTTGTGCATCAATAGTAACTGTTATTGTTGGTTCTTGTGCATCGGCATCACTGCTAATACCAACCACACCTGGATAACTTCCAGGAATCAATGTAAGATCGTCCGCACTAGTTCTAGTTAATTGTGTAACACCACCAATAAGCCAGTTATAACTTGTAATATAGGCATATTGTCCGCGACCTTCACCTTCGATAATAGTAATTTGTTTGTTTAAGTAGTAGTCTTCATTGTTAACATCTTGGTTAGCAATTTGAATATAATCTACGCCGCCACCTTGTGCTCTATTGTTAGCATAGGTATAGTCGCCGCCACCTGCAATTGATGAATCGCCCGGATCAGTAATTCTAATTTCTGTTACAGAGCCTTGTCTAGTTTCAGTAATTTTACCAGCGGCACCTGCACCAGAACCAGTAATTGTTACTGTACCTGTGGTGTAATGCTTACCTGTGTTACTGTAACCTACAGCAAATAATTTGCTTTCGTCGTTGTAAACTTCTGCAACTTCTGCTTCTTTGGAATAGTTGTCTACTTTAGCAGTAATTGGAGTTTCGTTTTGATTAAATCCAATAGCAACAGACCCGTATTCACCATATGAGTTGTTACCGTTTGTTGCACGAACTTTACCACCATGCGTACACAAGTAACCAATGTAACAATAATATGTAAACACAGATACAAGTTCTGATAAGCCGTCACCGTTACACCAGTATCCGATACCGTCTTGAATAATTTGTGTAAAGTCGTTAGCAACAATAGATTTATTACCACCGTTGTGTAGGTCGCCGTCGACCTTCATACCAATACACCCTTGACCAAACGTTGTTACGTTTTGTACATAGGTTGATTTATTTGTAATCCAAACACTTTCATCATCTGGGCCATCACCTGGATCAAGTGCTACGAAAGCCCCTGCGTCTACACGCTTAATTAAGTACTCATCTGGATCAGTTAACTCACCTACTAATCCCGATAATGTCATGTTTCTAATACCGCAACCGTTTCTAACACGGAACATATCTTGATCAGTTGTTTCAGGGGTTGGCTCAATAAATGTTGAACGTAGTTCATCGCCAACAATAGCAACGCCTGCTGGTACACTAATAGGACATACTTCTTTATAACGCCCTGTTTTAACTAAAATTGTTGCTGGTGCTCTCGTGCCTTCATCTTCAAAGATGTAGTTACACGCATACTTAATTGTTTTAAATGGAGATGTCTGCGATAGACCTCTACCGGGTGCAGTTGAATCAATACCGTCTGGTGAAACAAAGAAAACATTTTCAGTTTTTTCTAATGCTTCCCAGTCTAGCGAATCATCAAGCATTACTTTAAGAGCATCACCTGCATCATTAATACCAAGGCGTACCGGATCTGTTCCGTCGTGTGTTCGCATATCGCCTCTATATTGTAAGACGTTAGTGTTACCGCCTTCAATAACTGGAATCCAGAAATTATCTTGTGTGTAATCTTGATCTAAATCTGGTCTTGTTCCTGATTGAGATGATGTATGTCTTTTAATACAGCGATACAATGTACCTGCGTATGTTACTATATCTCCTAAGAAATAATTGTTAACAGCCGGTGCCGCATTTACTATAACAGTTTCTGACCAGTTACCTCTAAATCTGTCACCGTCAATTAATGTTTGCCAATAGTTATTAGAATAAATTGTTGTAACGGTACCATCATACATTCCCGAATGTGCCGCACAAACAAAATAGTTTGCTTTGTAAGCATCGCGTGGTACAAGGTAAATTACTTGTCTAGTAGTTGCTCCTGCAAAACCTGCTACATATGCCGCTCTATCTGCAACTTGTACACCGTCTAACCAGTATGTTACACCGTTGTCGGGTTCATTGTAGTTTCCGCCATCATGATGACCGTCAACTGTTGTACTAATATACAATGGGTGCGTATCATTAGAACTATCACTTTGATCAATTATATATGTGTTCGCTTCATAGAAGTTAATATCACCATCTTCAACACCGTTAACAAAATAATGATTTCCGTTTCCTGTGTTACCAACAGTGATTGCAACATTAACTGTTTCTACTTGATCGTCGGGCTCTGCACCAATATTATCTCTTAAAGAAATGTACAAGTAACCACCAAAGCGTACTACGTCACCTGTTTTATATGCTACAGCCTGATCCCAATAAGATGCCTCTTCTTGAACGTCTGGGTTTTGATTAATCTGCCCACCCATTCTATAACCTTGTGTTAGTAATTCCCAATCACCTGTATCTTGTGTAATACCGTTAATACTTGGAACACTGTTTGTATTAATTGTTAAAGATGTATAACTATATCCGCCATACTTAACAATATCACCTGGTTGATAGATTTCATTTTCATTCCAAAGAGTTTCGTATTCATAACCTGGAAGCCAAATGTTAAAGAAACTTTCTGCAAAAACTGCACCTGCCGCATGACTTGTATTACAATACCACAATGTAGGTCCGAAGCGTACAATATCACCTTGTTTATATAGGTAGTGTCTAGTGAAACTTTGATTTCCAGTTCCACCGTCTGCATTTATTGGATTTCTTTGTGCAAGTGCATCCGTTCTTGATCTATGTAATTTAAAATTGTTGCCGTCAACTAGGCTAACATAGTAGTAAGTGTTATTAGTTAAGTTAGTAGCCGCAGTGCCGTCGGTAGTATATTGTACAATGTCACCATCTTGCCAAACATGACTTGTTATTGTAATAACACCTGTGTCAATTCCTTCAGTAACTCCTGTAGCACTTCCTACCCAATGACCTTTGTATTCAATACCACTAAGGAAAACTTGCCACTTAGGAGTACCGTCCATGTCTGCTTCTAGACCAAGTGCATCGTCGTTAGCACTTTGGTGGCCAATTAGACATCTATAAACAATACCGCCATAGCGTACTAAATCGTCTTGTCTATAACGTGTTCTCGGTTGCCAATCTTTGCGCCAATCATCTGATCGTGTTACAATTTCCCATTTAGCAACATCAAGTTCAAGACCTGTAACTGTAGTTGATGATGTATGTTCAGTTTTACATTGATAAAGAATACCGTTATATTTTACAACATCACCAATTCTGTAAATAACTTGTGGTAACCATTCGTATCTCCAGTTTTGATCTGAAGCAACTAATTTCCAGTTACCAAAATCGTTAGTTCCAATTTGTCCAGGTGTTTCAATGTTAAAATATGCACCTTTACCTGTGCTGTTAACAGTTCTATCAAAGTAATAAAGTTTATCAGGTGCATTTTCCGGAACAGTCCATCTAATTTGACGTGAACTTGCCGCTCCAAATCCTGCAACATAGCCTGCGTCTGTTACTTCTGCACCATCTAAGAAATATTGAATTCCATTAGTGTAATAATCTACAAGAGGAGTATCAGCGTTAATACCGTCTTCGTATAAACTAAATGCTAACGGATGTTCTTGACCGCCAAATGTAGCATTAGTAGTATCTGTTTGATCGAAATAATATGAATGACCTTTACGCAGTGTAAACTTGTTTCTTTCAAAATTTGCTACGTAAATTGCACCAGTGCTTGATTGTGAAAACCCGTCTGCTCTGTTTTCGCCTGTATCGTAACCGATAGTAATAGGAAGCGTAGTTGCAGTATCAGGAAGAACATACTCATCAGCAGTATGGCCAACAATAGCAGAGTAAACTTGTCCACCATAACGAACTATGTCGTTAACTTTGTAATATGTTCCAGGTGTCCACTGATCTACCCACTGATAACCATCTGTCATCTGTGTCCATTTAGGTAGGTCTTGATTTAGATAATCAATATAAAAATCCGGGTCTGATGTATGTCCGTTTAAACAAACAAATGTTTTACCACCGTATGAAACAATGTCGTCTTTAATATATTGCTTAGAAGCAGACCATACGCCTGTCCATCTAAACCTAATTCGATCTAATTTAAATTCAGCCATTTACTTTCCCGTTTCCTGCTTTGTTGTTGTATTTAACCATTATGGTGATACCCCCTCAGGATAATCATATTCTTGGTTTATTCTAATAACTAAGTTTCCTTCATCATCAACATAATAAACTAAATTTCTGTCGTCCCATCTAAACTGCTCATATCTTAAGTTTTCATATGTTGTAACGTGTTCTTCATCTCTACCTTCAAAGAATTCAATACCTCTTTGAAAGTCTGGATAGTTCTGTGTAGGATCGCCAGGTCTGTTTACTTGCACACCATCCGAACTTTTCATTTGGTCTGACTTTACAAGATATAATTCGCCGTCTTCACTGCGTCTTAGACCATAAAAGTATCTACTACCTTTTACGGTTTTTAGTAGTGTTCCTGCTTCTGTACCTTGATAAAAACTAGCCATTTTCTATTTCCTTACACAATATTAATAACATTACCCATGTTGCTGTGTGCTGAACATTGATAATATAATGTCGCTGGTGCACTCATTGGAACTGTAAATTCAATAACACCCGTTGATGCATTGTTGTTACTTGTTCCTGTGTTGTATGCCGCTCCACCGTTTGAAACTCTAATCTCGAATGGGTGGCCGCCACCACTGTTGTTTATAAAATAATACTTGTGACCTCTATACAAATATAGTACAGGATCGTTTGTTGTTGTTGGAAATCCAGGTCCGCTAAATGTGTAGTCTGATGTACCATTAGCACCAATTGTCCAAGTAATACTTGGAGCATTTTCTGGCTCCCAACTTGTACCATTATATGTCATTGCGTTACCAATACTTGCATTGGCTACACTAACGTTAGTTAACTCTTGTATTAAAGTTGGTGCTGGAGTTCCTGTCCAATTAATTGTTAAAACATCTCCAGTAATTTCAGTTGAAATATCTGTTCCGCCTTCAATTGCAAATGAGTCTGTTAAACTAGCGGCACTTGTTGCACCTGTATCTGCTGTAAATGTTTCCCATAAGTTTTGGTCTGTTGATTGGTCTACAACAAATTCTAATCCATCACCTGCTGAATTAACTTTAACAAATCTATTTGCCGCGCCTGTAAATGCCGCTGGCGTATCTGACAAATCTAAAAACGCACCACCAAACAATGTTGGAGTGTTTGTAAAGTTACTATAGTTTAAGAAGTATGCACTGTCAAATCCGTCAAGTGTGTCAGCATCTAAACCAGAGCCGCCTGATGCAATATCAGCACCTGGTGCCCATTGTGCACCATCCCATTTAAGAACATCACCTGTGCTTGGTGCTGAAGATGAAACGTTACTTAATGCACTAATAGCAATTCCTGAAACTTCTGAAGCGGTGATTGCACTGCTAAATTCTAATGCTGTTGCACCCGAGTTTACTCTAACAATTTGTCCGCCTGCTCCTGAAAAGTTTGTAGGTGTATCTGATAAATCAACAAATGCACTTGAGCCGCCGTCTGTAGCAACATTTCCTGGGCCCCATGTTTGAGTTGAGGCTGTATAAATTAGTGCTTGACCATCTGTTGCGCCACTAGTACTTACATCAGCAATATCAGTTAGGTCCGATGTAGTGTCTAGCATTTTAGTCCAGGAGTTGTTATGAGCGTAGTAAACACAACCGTCTGCACTAACTTTTGCTAACATACCATCATAGGTAGTAGGGTTAGGTAAATCTTCGTATGCATCGTATAAGAAGGTAACTTTGTTGTTACCTACTGATGTTGCAGGAAATGAATTTAACACACCACCTTCATTAACAACTGAAAGTTGATCACCATCTCCTAATGCTTCGTATAACTCGGTAAAGTTATTATTAATTTTTGTAGCGCCTGCCCTTAGGTTATCACCTTGTCCATCGTTGGGCAACACTCCTACGTTAACTGTTTGTTTTGTCATTTGCTACTCCTACGCTCCTATGTTTGGTCAAATGTTATATTGTTGTTATCCATTGTTAAGTTAGTGTTATCCCATTCTCTATCACTATCTGTAACTGTAATTGTATCACCAGCATAAACAACAGCACCATCGTTTGGACCTTGATTTAATCTAACTACTAGTTCGCCTTCTTCATTTACATAGTAAAATAAATTAGCATCGTCCCAACGAAATTGTTCATAATTTAAATTTTTATAAGTTAAGTTGTGTGCAGAATCTCTACCTTCAAAAAATTCTACACCTTCGTCAAACTCAACAAAGTTATCAACAGGATCACCTTCCTTATTAATAACAATATTGTCACTAAGGCTTAGTTGGTCAAGTTTACCTAAAAATAATTCTCCATCGTCGGTTCTACGTAACCCGTAGAAATAACGCTCGCCGAGATTATCTTCGATAGTTTGTGTAATTGTTTGACCTGTAAACCACTGAGATGACATATTACACTATCTCCACAAAACTCATGACGCAGTCTAAACTTGCATCAATATCTGCAACAACATAAATCGTATTTGTTGCCGCTAAAATTATTTTTTCACCACCATTTAAAACTTTTAAAGTTGAGTTAGGTGGAATAAGAATGTCTTTTAAATAAAACCCTGTTACTGATGTATCGTCGGATATTTTTACACTAGCACTTACAACAGAACTAGTTAGATTAGCCAAACTCATACCAATAACAGTTGCTCTAGTACTTGGACCTACTTCGTAGATCGGTACATCAATTGTTCCTATTTCTTTTACTACTTTATTTTTAAAAAACGTTGCCATTCTTTTATCCTATCGTAACCGCCATCTTAATTGCAATTTCTTCAGCATCTTGTGCCGACACAGCACCCGAACTACCTGCTACTGATACCCATTGTCCTGATGGATCATAAATTTCAACACGATCGTCTGCTGTGTTAAAACGCATCATTCCAGTTTCTGGTGTCGGATGTCTATTAGTTAGATCGCCAACTGGAATAACAAATCCACCAGTACCTTCAATTTTAAAGTATCCAGTACCTGTTTGGGCAAGTGTTGTAACTGCACCTGCTACAGTATTAGTTATCGAATTAGCATTAAAGCCAAAGTTCTCAATGATTACTTTACCAGTACCATTTGCTAATAGGTTTAAATCTGTATTAAGGGTTACTGTTCTAACAGTATTACCTTCAATTTCAATATCGTCTACTGCTAACTTATTTACATTAAATCTAGTGCTATTAACGTCTGCAACCTGCTGTCCTGCGGCAAAAAACGTTAGTGTATCGTCGTCTGCACCCGGTGTCGACTCTGCAAGGATATATGTATCTTGGTCAACGTCTCTAATACCGTTTAGTGTAATCCAATTTCCGTCATATCCTTCAAATACATCAGTATCTGTGTTATAACGTAGCATACCTAGTTCAGGTGTGCCTGGACGTTCTAGTGTTGTACCTCTTGGTAAGCGTAAACTTCCTGTTGCGTCAATGTCTACACTTTCACTACCTGGAGATAATATAATATCATTAGTAGAACTAACAATGTTAGTTTTAAAACTTAAATCATCTATTACAATACTACCTGTACCACTAGCACGTAACTCCAGGTCTTGGTTAGTATTTGTAGTTTGAATCACATTATCGTTGATGTTAATATCATCAACTTGAATTTCTCTTGCGTATAATTTACGCCATTCGTTTGAAACAGTACCTAGTGTGTAAACACCGTCTTGGCTTGGAACAAGATTACTTGCAATACCTGCAACAATTTGAATAGTGTCTGTAACTTCATCACCAATAGTAATATTACCGCCAATAGTTACGTCACCAACAACATCTAAGTTACCTGCAATATTAACATCGTCATTAAAATATACCATTCCTGCTTGTGCATCAAAGTTTAAATCTCCGCTTAAACTTTCAATAGTATTACCGCTTAATCTAATATTGCCTGTTTGAATTTGATCGCCATTAATAATTGTAGTTGATGACCCTGTACTAAATCTTACACTTTGTAATGTATCAATGTTAAAGTTTGCATTAGTAAAGTTTACTGTACCGTCTGCTTGGTTAACATGGAAAATGTCACCAACTCTAAAATCACCTTTATGGTCAACTGAACTGTAATATACGTTTGCATTATTAAGTTTTGTAACTTCTTGACTTTGTAATACTGTTGTTGGATCATTATCTGTTTCTTTACCGTTGCCAATGTACGCAAAGTTCTGTGAAATAAGATACATGATAACACCGTTACCATCACCATACGCACCATAGTTGCCATATACACACGCACTACCAATTGAACGAACTTCACAACCAAAGTCTGAAAAGTCTGCTAGTTCAATTCCTGTTGCATAGGCACCGCCGCCAAATCCAATTGCTTGTTCAACAATAACATCATCTTCAAAAGTTGTCGAGCCGTCTGTTCCGTTAAATCTTAAAAGAATTTGTGTGTCAACATCATTTGAAACTTCATTTAATGGTGGAGTATAACTACCAAGTGTGTATCTTGCAACAGTTGAAATTCTAAAATCATCAACTTGTCCGTCCCATCCACTCGATCCGTCATATGCCGCACCAATCAATAACGGTTTAGCAGAACCTAAGTCGTCACTAAAAGTATTATCCGAGTCTACTCTAGTACCGTTAACATATAAATTAATTGTTGTACCGGATCTTGTTACAGCAATGTGAGTCCATGTTGCTGTTGAAAGTACGCCGCCACTTAGTATTTGTGTGCCGTTGTGTGTAACACTAACAGTAGCACTATCTGATTTTATATATAATCCCGAATCAACTGCTGTGCCTGCTCTTAGGTCTACTAATGATTTTGTACCTGTAACATCATTAGCATAAAACCATCCTTCAATAGTAAAATTACCTGTGCCAAAACCAAAGTCTGGATCGTTAGCAACAGAAATATAATCTCCAGTACCGTCTAATAATAGCGAACCTGTACCAAACTTTTTAATTGCAGTATCAATTTGTGCATTGTCAACAGCAACAACAGTTTTTCCGCCACGTTCATATTTTGTTTCTAGTCCAGAAACATTATTATTCAAGTAAATGTAATTTCCATCAACTTCATTAACAGTTGCATTTACAGCATTGCCTTGACTGTCTGTATAGACAAATGTTTCACCTGCTGTTGGTGTTCCAACTAGTCCACTTAATTTAGTTTTTGTACGTCCTGTACCTTTTAATCCGTTAGTACCATTCTCACCAATAATTGCTTTATCTGCAAAATATACAAATGAGTTTAACCACTCAACCCTTGCACCATTCTTTGCTAGTACACCAACACCACCTGGAACAATAAATGTTACACTGTGGAACAACATACTTGCTTCACGTGAGTTAGCAGTTGCTATTTCACCATCAATAAATGCACCGCGGCCTGCGTCACCTTGATCAAAACCTCTCGGATCACTTGCACTTGTAACACTACCTGCTGTAATTACACTAACATTTTTAATATATGGTGAACGTGTAGTAACTTCAAAGTTACTTGCAAATTTAAATGCCCATCCTGTGTTATTGATACTGTCGTAGAAGAAATCTGCAACAGTTAAATTAACTACACTTGTTTCTCCGTTTAATAAAAACGCATCATTATTATTTGTTCCTGCTGTAGGGACAATTTTTACACCTCTAACACTTTCACCAACAACAGTTACACCTGTTGGAACTGTTAAAGGAAACGTTTCTTCGTATGTCCCTGGGTAAATGTGAATAGTATCTCCAGCAGTTGCTTGGCTAAGTGCATATGACAAACTAGCAAACGGATCTTGTGGGTGTTCGCCTGAATGTGCATCGTCTCCATTTTGAGCAACGTAATAAACATTACCCGGAGTAAGTGTTAAATCTAAGTCACCAATTGTTAATCCAGCAGTTGTAATACTAGTTGCTGTTAGATCATTAAAGTAACCGTGTGACCAAATTTTAGTAGGAGTACCAATTGTGTAGGTATTAGTAACATCTGGAATAAGATCTGAGTTAATATCAGCGTTAATTACGATAGTATCTGTGTCGCTATCACCAATTGTAATATCGCCATCTGCTGTAATATTGCCGGTTGCGTGTAAATTACCTGTAATATTTGTGTCACCAAAGAAGTTTACAGTACCAGTTCCGTTTGGTCTAAACTCTAAATTCTGGTTTGTGCCTGTTGCTCTAATAGTAGCATTATCAATTTCAATATCGTCAATAATCAATTTGTCTTGATAAACAACGTGATTTGGTGTTGTGATAGTGAATACAGGCTGTGTAGTAGATATTGTATTTGTAGCACCGTCAATAGTAATATTACCAATTGGTAATGTAGTGTCTAAAATATCTAATGTTTGAATTCTTGCTGTTCCGTTTATATCGAGAGCGGTCGCAGGTGCGTTAGTGTTAACTCCTATTCGGCTATTATTAACATCTAAGTACAATAAATCCGTTTCAAAAGCGAGATCCACTCCTTGGCGAAGTAGGTTTGCCTTCAAAAGCGGACCAGATATACGACCAACTGCCACTTTATTCTCCTATAAACGGGGATCTTGTCCCTCCAACCACATTTTCATCCTTTCGGCTCTTTGCGGGTTGACCACAGTAAGTCCTGCTACGGATTGGTCTTCCATTGTAGCATTAATAGTATTTATCGTTTTTGGTTATTAGGATAGGATAATGTTCCAAAGGAAGTTCACATCTTCAGCGTACTCTTCAGTAACAGATTCACCGCCACCTGCCGCTAAAACCCACTGTGTTCCGTTCCACGATTCTAGGAACAATTTACTAGGGTCCGTATTAAAACGTGTATGTCCTGGCTCTGGATTTGTAGGACGTTGTGCAGAAGTACCCCAAGGAACTACTAAACCACTAGGTTGATCAAATTTAACATAAGAATATATGTCTGCTAATTGGAAAGTAAACGGAGTATTTAAAGTATTAGTAATTGTACTGTTTTTAAAGTCTAGATCTTCCTGACCAATACTACCTGTTCCGTTAGAAACAAATTGAATATCTGCATTCGGTGTAGCACTTGTAAGAGTATTTCCGTCAATACTTAAAGAATTCTGCGAATCAAAACGATTAGTTGTTAATGCTGTTCCGTTTATTACACTGTTTGCATTTCCGCCTGTGTAAAATGTAAATTCGTTGTTGGATAGGTCAAGATATGTGTCTCTGTCTGAGTCATATAATCCAGGCATTACTACAGTTCCACCATTATAACCTTCAAAATTTTGATAATCTGTATTATAACGAATATCAGCAACATTGTTTGAACGCTGTTGCGAAGTTCCTACAGGTAATTGTAGTCTTGTAGTTGATGTAACTTTTAGATTTTCACCTGGAGTAAAAGTAATGTCTGCTGTATCTGTAGATATTATATTTGTTTTAGATTTTAAATCGTCAAATTTAACATATCCAGAAGCGTTAGCACGTAATTCTAGATTTTCATTTGTGTTATTAACACGAATATAGTTTTCATTAAATGTAAAACTGTCTACTTCTATTTCATTTAGGTAAGCATTTTTCCAACGTTTGTTTTCGGTTCCTAAATCGTATGTGTTATCTGCTGAAGGATAAACATTTTGATCAAACGGAGTATTAAAATCTACTGTATCTGATGCTTCATTACCAATAGTTACAAGCGAACCTCCTAGTGTAAGATTTCCTGTAAGTGTTAGTTTTTCAAATCTTGCATCAGTATTAATATTATGTACGTTTGAAGGCGATTCGAAGTATATAGGTCCAGATACTGATTTAATTTTATTAGGTGCAATTATTCTAATAGCACCAGTTTCGACATTAGCACCGTCAATATATGATGTATCTCCTTGAGGAGTTGTTACACGTAAACTAGAAAGACCTGATGCGTCAACGGTATCAGCATCAATACTAGTAGTTCCGTCTTTTAGATTTACATAAAAGTTATTACCAACTCTAAAGTTACCCATTTGGTCTTGTGAGTTAAAGTAAACTTTACCGTTGTTTAGTTCTACTGTTTCTTGACTTTGAATTGTTGTTGTATTATCATTACTAACATCATTGCCAGAACCAATATACGCAAAGTTATGCGAAATAAGATATGCTAAACACTCATCACCATCTGCAACAATACCATAGTTACCGTAAATACTTGCTGAACCTATTGATCGTAGTTCTGCTCCTTTAGCAAGTGTACTATCTGAACGCCATCTACCTGTTCCGTTTTGCAAATAATAAGAACGATTAGCAAAATATGTAAAAGAATTTAACCATTCAACTCTAACACCGTTGATAAGAGTAATACAATCTACTCCAGGTGTAATAAAAGTTACACTATGGAATAATGCACTTGCTTCTTTTGTTTCATGGTCGCAAACACTTCCGTCAAACAATGCACCTTTGCCTGCATCTCCACTATTAAAACCTCTTGGGTCACTTGCACTTGTAGCACTTCCGTGTGTAATTACAGTTACGTTTCTAATATAAGGTGAACGTGTACTTACTCTCATGTCACCTGCAAAACGAAAACCATAACCTTTATCATTTACATTGTCATAATAAAAATCTTTTACAGTTACATTTTCAACTGTGCTTTCGCCATTTAGTAAAAATGCGTCTTCGCTTTGATTATCTGTTGTAGGACGAATAATTACATTACGCAAATCTTGTCCTTTTACAGTAACACCTGCTGGAACTTCTAATGGAAATTCTTCTTCGTAATCTCCTGTATTAATAAAAACAGTATCTCCTGCTTGTGCTTGACTTAACGCATACTTAATACTGCCTAAAGGACCTTGTGGACTTGTGCCACGTCTTGTATTATCGCCATTTACAGCAACATACCATATATTTCCTTGTGAAAGTGTAACTTCAATTCCATCAATAGTTACGTTTTCTGCACTAATAACATTATTAACTAATAAATTTGTAGTGTTATAATTAAATCGTTGTGCGTCTGTACCAATATCCCAAGTGTTTGTTACATCAGGTGTTAGATTACCTTCAATGTCGCCTCGAAATGCTACATTGTCTTCATCACCATCTCCACCAATAAGGATACTGCCATCAAATGTAATGTTACCAGTAGCATGAACACTGCCATTGACATTAACTGTTTGACCTGCTGTAATAATTTCATTAGTACCTACTCCGTTTGGAACAAAATTAATATCACCGTTTGTTACATGAGTTCCAACATAGTTGTCATTAATTTCAATAGTAGGAGTTTGTAAGCCGCCTGTTGTTACACTGCCGCCGGCATGATTAAGATAAATGTTTCCTGATATTGTGCTTATGCCATTTGGACCAAATGTTAAGTCGCCGATGTTTAGTTGATTTGTAATTTCTAAGTCATATCCAGTACTACGTGCTTTTAGTGTACCGTTAACTGTAAAATCACGAGGGCGAGTAACCGTATTGATACCAATCTTGCCATCGGTATGTCCGATATAAAGCAAGTCTGTTTCAAATGCTAGATCTGTTTCTCTTAATAGGTTTCTACTGAGTAGTGGACCTGATATTTTACCTAGAGACATTATAACCCTCCATACAAGTATTTATTGGATTTACTTGTCGAAGTTATGTAGGACTGTTACTGATTTGCCGTTTGGAATTGCTGAAAGGAATTTAATATACCAACCATCAGCATATGGTGAATTAGGACCTGCTAAGTTTCCTGATGAACTTTGTTCTAGTGTGTAGTTTGTTGTTGAAATTTGTAGTACGTTTTCAACTAGCACCAGTACTGCTTGTGCAGATGTTGGAACTGGGTAAGAAGTGTCATTTGCATTTAGAGGACCAAATACAGTTTCAACACCGTCGCCTGTTCCTAAATCTTGTTGTGTAATAGGTGTTGGTTCTTTAAGTCTAATTTCTTTCCATACACCGTTATCATAAAATTCAACACTGTTATTTGTAGTGTTAAAACGCATCATACCTAATGCTGGAGAACTAGGTCTATCAGCATCAGCACCAACTGGTACTGTTATAGCCGCTTTCGATCTAAGTTCAAAAACACCGTTTGCATTATAAAATGCACCTTTGCCTCTAAACACTCCGCGTCTATTTGTGGTTTGTGCTTTTAGAAATTTCATTACACTTCCAAGAAACTTACTGTTGCCGCTAAGTTGTAAGGTGCTTGGCCTGTAAGAATAATTCTATCGCCTTCACCTAAAACCATCTTTTCAGTGTCAAACGTAAAACTATCTGAACCTGCTACACTAACTTGTTTGGCAATCTGTGTTTGTGCGCCAACTGTAATAGCACCGTTAGCAACATCTGATGGTACAAAATATAAATCAAAAGTTGAATCATTTGCCCCTGTTAAATCTTCTGCGGCAGTATTACATACAACCAATGTGAGGATTGCATACTGTTTACCTGCTGGAACAGTAATAATTGCTTGTTGTGTATTATCTACTAAAATATTTTTTATAGCCATCGTAATATTTATCCTTATAGTAGATACCCATATAATAGGGCTCTATTTCTACTAATTAATTCGTCGTTTGTATTATTTGTATTTACAAAATATAAGCCTGTGTTTCCTGTTCCTTCTGACTTAGCATAAATTTTAACACCGTCAGTTGGAGCCGATGGGTCAGTAACAGGGTCATCTGTTCCAGGCGTTTCTGTAATTTGCAGTACATCGTTAATTTTAACTGTACCAGTACCTGGAGCATCTAGTATAAGATCGCCGTTACTTACAGTACCAGCAATAGTTTGTCCTGTAATTCTTAAATCGTTTAATTCAATTCTGTCTGGATAGTATGTTGCAATAATAGAACTATCCATCATAAAATCAACTCGGCTTAATAGTGTACCGTCACCTGAGTCAGTAACTTCAACCATTGTGTTGCCGTCATTAATTCTTCTAATTTGTAAATCGTCTAGTGTTCTACTAACTAAATCATCAACATAACGCTTGTTAGTAAGATGGCCTTCATCTGTTGTATTAAGTGCATATTGTCCTGAATCGCCAACAACAAATACAGGATTGTCATTAGTATTAATATATAAAGAACTGCCACCTGTTTGAATACTTGGTGCTCTTAAACCTAAATATTCGCCATTAGTTTTCTTTAGTACCCATGTACCAAAAGATTGAACTGCCGGAGCATTTGGATTAATATATTCTAATGTTTCGTCAAAAATTAATTGGGCATCATCTGCTGTGCCTCTATCAATTTCAATTCCTGCCGTACCTTCACCTACACCATTACCAGTTTCGCCTTTGTTAAGCGTAATAATATTATCTTCAATGTCTAAGTTTGTAGTGTTTACAGTTGTAGTTTCACCATCAATGCGTAAGTCGCCTGTGATATGAACTTCACCAAGACCTGCGCCGGTATCTAAAGTAATAGTTCCGCTTTCTTGAACTTTAACTGTATAATCACCATTTGGTACTGTTAAAAACTTTGACATTCTAAATCCTTAAAATAAGTGGGGGATTGCTCCCCCACTAAGTGCCTTATGCGTCGTCTGTGAAATCGTCATCAGTAACTGAAGCCGCGTCGTCTGTTTCACCAGCCTCTTCAACTTGTACTGCACCGTCAACAGCCGAAGTACTATAATTCCAAGCAATTGATGTTCCGTCTAATGCGTTTGAACCAGTTGCACTTGGAGCAACTACAGTAACTTTATGTCCTGCAATTTTGCTTACACCGTAAGTTTCGCCGTCGTCACCTTTAACTGAAATAGCCATTTCGCCTGCCGCTAATGCCGCTGGTAATTTACCAGTAGTAAGAACGCAAGTATATTCAGTGTCCGAAGCACCTAAAGGCGCAACAACAAAACGCTTTGAACCTTTTTGTTTTACAATGTGACCTTCTACAACAGATGAACCGTCGTTGAAGTTAACTTTAATTTCATTGCCTCCAGCAGTTGGTTCGCCGAAGTATCTTTTGTTTAGTGGTCTTCCCATTTGTTTTCTCCTATAAAGTAGTCCTATCCGGGTTCTATCCGGTACGCTGTGGGTAACAGCATAAGTCCGCCACATTATGCGGCACACTATCTGACACAAGTATTTATCTCAATGCTGTAATTGGTGATTTATTTCTACGTACTGTTAAATTTATGAAATCTCTAATGAAATCAAAGCGTGTTGCTAAAAGTCCAAATAGTTCTGCATTTAGACCTTCTTGTACAAGCGTATACGAACTTTTTCCTATATCTGAATAGTAACGCACACTTATTCCATATTCAGGAAAAACACCAGTAACAAACAAGCAACTATCACCTAGTTCTTTTGCTGTGTAATTGTATGGACGTTTAAGTTTTAAAAACTCTTGTGCAAATGTAGTTTGTGGAAGAAAATTTGGTTTGTCTATCTTGTCTGCAAGAAGCATTACTACGTAGGCTTCGATTTCTAATGGTAAATCAAAACCAGTAGTTGATTGTGCCTCTCGGACAATGTCGTAAAAGGCCGATGTGTATTCGTCCCTCATACTAATATTTAGTCATAAAAAAAGACTTGGAAAGTCTCCCCGCCAAGTCTTTTTAGTAAAGCAAATTAGGGAGGACTTGGTTACACCTCCAAGCACGGACCGGAATACCATTCCTAAACCGCACAACCTAACCCCGCTAGTGACTGCGATGTGAGCCTGCCTATTTCTAGTACAAACCCTGGGTACCACCCCTGGCTAGTCAAGTTAGACCCTTCTGGTAAAGGCCTCTTCCTTGCACTAATATTAAGAGTTAATTAATCTCCTAATGCTTATAATACTAATATAACAAATGTTTGTGAAAAAAGCAACCGTTTATTTGTCCAAAATAGGAATTAATTGCGTTTCTCTGTCCAAAAATTTATAATCTACTTTAACTGGTTGCATTATTTCTAAGTGATCAAATACTGTTCTTGGATCAAAACTGCTACAACTATAAACGTCAAGTTGGATTAAAGAAGGATTGTCTTCATCCCAAATGTGCATTGCTAGATGACTTGTTTCAATAACTGCAAATGCTGTGATCCCTCTGTTGCCTGCCATTTTACAATAACTTGCAACTGGACCGTATAGTTCTTTCATGTTGATTTTTTTAATTAGACTTCTTAAAAACTTGCGAGCCTTGTTTCGATTAATTATTGGCTTTTCAACTTCTGCTCTGATAATCAAATGTTTATGCTCCAACATATGTGCTTCCTTGTTCACGGAATTCAACCGTAAAAAAAGGGCGACCGAAGCCGCCCTTTCCCGTTTTGCTACGTGTTCTCTATTAAGAGAATGTTACGTTTGAGATCGCTACTTTAGCCAAGTAGTCTGCCGCATTACCAAGTGATGATGCTGTGTTGTTTAACTCAACATAACCATATCTTGTCATGAAACTTACTACTGGTTCAAAAGTAGATGGATCTAGTACAACGCCTGAAGACATTAACGGAATGTATGGGCAGTAGAATGCCGCCGCATCTGCTTCAGATGAACCTTTGTAACCAACTAGAACAGCAGTATCATCTGCTGAATAAGCGTTTACGTAGATTTTCATAGCACCGTTTAAAGTACCTGCTAACTTAGTGTTAGTTGGTGCTTCAAAAGTACCTTCTGTTGTACGAGCGAACGCTGAAGTAGTAGCAGATTGTAGGATTGTTAGTGCCTGTGGAGACACAACAGCCCAGTTACCTGCGCCACGTCTTGTACGCTGTGCGATCTTGTTAGCCGCTCTGTTAATAAGAACAGCCAATGCCGCGTGTTCATCGCCTACGAATGTAGCCGTACCTGAAACTGCCGCTTGATTGTAAGTCTCTTCAGATGGTGCTAAAGAGTTAAGAGATGCTAACACCTCTTGATCAATTTCTGCGGTAATTTCTTGTGCTAAAGCGGCCATAATTTCCGCTTCAACGTCGATGCCTTGCTGTGCTTGAGCATCCTGTGCTGATTCAAAAGTCCAACGAGCACTCAATTTACGAGTTTTCGCTTCAACTGTTTGTTTCAAGATTTGGATGTTCAAACGCTTACCTGCTGTACCTTCTAAAGTAGCAGTAGCATCTGCTTTACCTGCGTCTGAGCCAGCCGCGTCACCTGAGTAGCCTAGGGCTAACTTGAATGGTGATAAAGCCTCTTCACCCGCTGTTGCGTCGTCTGCTGTATCAGCATAACGTACACGTAGAGTGTGAATTTGGCCAACTGGGCCAGTCATTGGTTGTACACCAACGATTTCGTTTGCAATGACGGTTGGCATAACACGTCTAATTACTGGTAGGATAACTCTGTTAAGAGTTGCAACATTACCTGCTGAAGTAGCGCCTGCTGTTGCTGTCTCTGCCAAATACTTTTTAGTATTTTCTAGAGTAGCGGACATAACAGACTTCTTGTTGCCTTGAAGGCCTTCAAGTAATGCGCTCTTGGTTTCCTGCCAGCGACTTTCTAATAGTTCTGACATTTTTTTCTCCTTATATGTTTAATCCTGCAAGTCGTCTAATGTCTACAACATTGTCGATGGTTGCAGAATTACTTGCGCCGTTACTAACGTTAGTTTCTTTATTGCCTGTTACTTCAATTGCCTCGGTAAGTGTTGCCTTCTTCTTAGCCAGAGTGTTACCTTCAATTACTGATGGTAGATACTTGTCAAACTGTTTTTGGATATTAGCAGTTTGTACAGACTCTAGTAAGTCTATCATAATCTCTTTCTGTTCTCTGCTTAAAGGTGCAGTTAACTCAGAAATTAATTCTTTTCTTTTTGCAGAATCTTTTTCAGAAGCAATTTCTGCTTCTTTAGATTCAACTAAGCGTGTTTTTTCTTCAGCAGTTGCTTTTGCTTCTGCTAATTGCTTATCTTTCAACTCAACTACTTTCATCAATTTAGCAGTTTCTGATTTCTCATTCAAATATGAATGTGAATACTCTTCTGCAAATGTTTCAAATAGTTTACGTCCAAAGTCGTTCTTACGAGCCGCATCAATGTCTTCCTTAAGAGCAGTAATCTCTTTAGAAAGCGTTTTAGCAACTGTAGATTCAACAACTTTAGCACCCTTCTTGATGAAGGATTCTTTGACAGTGTCAAGATGTTTCTTTGCTTCACGGATTAGTCGAACTTTTGTTTCTGCAAGATCTTTTTTATCTTCGTGGAACTCTGCGATTTCCTTTGCTAAAGCCTCTACAACAAATTCCTCAAGTTTGCCAAATTTTTCTGACATTGCTTTTTGGTCTTCGTGTAGTTCAGAGACTTCTTTGCCAAGTTGAGAAACAACAAAGTTTTTAAGTAGATCTGCGTTTTCACGCATTGCTACATGGTACTTTGCTCTCGCTTCAGCAAGTTTGGAACGGTCATCAGCAAATTCTTTAATTTCTTCACTTAATTTGTCATCAAGCATTTTTTCCACGGCTTCGACCATAACGGCCTTGTCGTGCTCATACTTTTGTGCAAACTCTTCGCGAAGTTCTGCTGTTACCTGCATACGGTTTTCTGTAACCCTATTATTCCATGCCTCTTCGATGTCGGCTTTAACTTCTTCTGAAATAGCATTGTTTTCAAAGAGTGATTTCAGTGCGTCCAACATCTTGTTCTCCTTATTTTAATCCTTTGATGATGTTTACTAAGGATTCTTTTAAAAATCTTTGTGCCTTTTTATCTTCATGAACTTCGCGAGCCAAATTAAATGCCTTATACCCACCTGTGGTATTCATCAAATGCTCGTAAATCGGTGTTGGATACGCACCTGGAGCAGATGGTTGGGCAACAATGTCTACAGTGATTATTTCGAAATCACTCACATTGTTCTCCTCATTAACGTTACCAGAGCCCCTTGATGAAACTCCTAATTTTACTCCGCTTTCAAGCATTGTTTTAACTAGTTGTCCCATAGGGGTTGGTAATATTTTAAGTTTTCCGTAACCATTAGGACCGTCCATCCACATCTCAGTAATCATATGAGAAACACGGTCTAGGTTAATATTGAGTCCTTCTGGATGATCAACCTCGCCGAGAACACTATAACCTCCGCTAATCTGATCGTTGAGAGTATTGACAGCCCTACTAATTTCGCTTACAGGATATACACGTTGGTTAGCGTTACGAACGCCACCTTGAATGCAGATGCCTTTTAAGTGAAGGTCTTTACCTTCATTAGTAGACTCAATGACCAATTTTGCCTGGTCGAATGTCAAGTTCTCACGTAAATGGTTTGTCATCATTTAACAAGTCCTCAATTAGGAGCCAACAACAGATTTCTTGTCAACACCTTTTTCGCCTGCGCCTTTTTTCTCAGCGCCGTGGCCTTTGCTGTTTGCAGTCATCGATTTAGATGCTTTGCCGCCTGGAACGTTTACGTTACCTGCGTTATCTTCTTTTGCAGAGTCTGCTTTAGCAGATTCTTTTGCATCTTCACCTTTTGCGATATTAGCAGTAGTACCGCCCATATCGTTTTTATTAGCAACTACAGATTTTTTATTGTCTGCACCTTCTGAGTTAGAAGGAGAAGAAACTTTGTTTACGTACTCACGCATCATTTCTGATTGTGATTTAGTTCCTTCATATGCTGGTACTGCGTCTACAGCAAGTTCGGAAGTAGGATCAATCGCCTCTTCCTCTGCTTCTTCATCACCTTCTTCGTCGCCCATGTCCATTTCAGCGTCGTCGCCTTCGCCTTCATCTTCATCGCCGCCTTTATCTGACATCATTTTTTCAAATTCTGCCTTAAGGTCATCAAGAGCATCTTCTAAGTCAACAACACGGTCTTCAATTTCTTCTTCGCCGCCTTCGTCGTCGCCTTCTTCGTCACCACCTTCAATATCAGACATCATGTCATCTGTTGGGTCACCGCCCATGTCATCGCCTGCTTCAGGGGTTAATTCTACTGGAATATCTTCTGCAACTTCTTCATCGTCTGAAGATTCGTCAACTTCTTCATCATCTGATTCGTCAACTTCTTCGTCTTTTGCTTCATCAACTTCTTCATCATCTGAAGACTCATCAACTTCTTCGTCAGTTGCTTCGTTAGTTTCTTCGTCGTCTGAAGACTCATCAACTTCTTCGTCTTTTTCTTCAGCAACGTCTAACTCTTCTAGATCATCTTCTAAAAGATTTTCATAAATTTGTCTGGATTTTTCAACTACAATCTCATGGAACAGTTCTTCTGCACCTTTGCGATCTTCATTGACTAATTTTTCGAGCATTTCCTCGAATTTATTACGGTCTGCCATTTTAGATCCTCCTATAAGTTTAAATATGGTAAGGCTGTCAATAATATTTACATATTATTAGAAATATACGTGGAAAATAGGCTCAAAATGCGAGTTTTTGAAACCCGAGTGTGATTTTAGTTGAATTTTCGTATAAATTCATCTACTGTCATATGTGTTAAGTTGCCAAAATTAGTTAAACTTTTAGGGATAAAAATCTCTCCTTCTGGTACTACTCTTATATATCTCTTTCTGCTATTTCTTTGCAATATAATGCCAACTTGGCGTTCCCAGTTGCCAAAATATGTAGCAGGATCAGTAGGTCTTTTATAGTTTAAAGTGCCTGCAAATAGGTTATTAACTTTATCGCCACCGTCGCCGCTACCTGTAGTTCCTTTAAAATCAAACCCTAAAATATATATAACTTCGTGTCCGTGCTCTGTTGCTAAGTCTAGTGCTGTAGGTCCTGAACTCCAGCCTTTTGACGGGTTCATTATGTGTAATCCGCGGATATCTTTAAAGGTTTTGCTGTGGTTAGTGTATACTTTATGTGTTTGTTGCCAACCCGTTTTTGCTATTTCTAGCACCATTTTGGCATCTACAGCAATTAGATAGTCGGGTTCAAAGTCTCTGTAAACTGCATTACAGGCATATACTTTTCCAAACTGTTTAAGGGGTTCTAACTGTATAGGTTTTCTGCTAGTTCCGTTGCCTAGCACAAACGCTGTTGACATACCATCACCTTATACTTCAGGTTGAGATGCAATTCCATACATTTGTCTTACAAAATGTAATTCTTTTTTCTGTTCTTCGTTATGGTATTCTGATGCTCGTCTTGCTTTGTTAATTTGACGTAGCGTTAGGCGTGTTTTACGTGTGTCAGAGTCATCAACAATAGACTCGTCATCTCTCGGATCGTAAGACTTGTCTTCGACCGGTTCCATTGTTTCTTTATCAAAATAATAAAACTCACGTAGTATCATAAAACTATTTATCCTATTGTGCCGGAGGCGTTGCGCCGCCTGCGCCACCACCTAATGGTGTACCTGTTGTTGTATCTGGTGGAGCACCTGCACCGCCATCAACTGGAGCCGGTTCAGCATTTGGATCAACATCTTCAGCGCCACCTACATCAGCATCCATACCTGCACCACTAATACCTACGCCACGCATCTCACCAGCGGCTTCAGTTGGTAGTGGAGTTAAGTTTTCATCATTTTCTTCACGCCATAGTCTTTCGTTTTCTGCAACTTCTTCTGCACTTAGTCCTAAGAAACGTTGTAGTGCAAATCTATTAGATAAGAAAGGTACTGCTTGAATTTGTGTAAAGGTTGGAATTCTTACATTGTCAAGTTCTGATTGTCTGTAAGAAGCAAAGTTCATTGGTTCTTGTAGTTGAACATCAAACATACTAATGTCTACGTTCATACCTTTTTCTAACAAGTAACGTTTAAACTCTTGATTAAATTGTTCAATAACTAGATTTTGTAAACGTTCACAGTATTTGTTAAAACGTAGTTCTTGAATATATGCTGTACCAACTCTACCATCATTGTACTGACTTTGTCCTTCGTCTTGTGCCGCTGTAGGCAAATAAGAACTAGGAATACGTAAACCTCTAATAAGTTTATTAGTAAAGTATTTTAAGTCATCAATTTCACCTAGGTTAGTACCACCTGGCAATGTTTCAACTTTAGATCCACGTCCTTCTGCTGTTTGTGGGAAGAAGTAATCTTCGTTTGTTGATAATGGATTGTACGCACTATCAATAACACTTGTTGAACCACCAGTTGCTGATGGAATACGTCTTTGATGAATTTCTGTTTTAACACG